ATTGGAGTAAGGTTAATAGAAATACAAAACTAAAAAAGTTTCCTGTTTTTGGTAGCGGCGCACAAAATGAAATATTTATTATTAAAAGATATGTAACTGGATTTTACTACTATTCACCAGCAGATTACAATACCGCTTATGCTACACTTGAAAACGAGATAGCGTGTTATTTAATTAACGATACTCAGAATGGTTTTAGTGGTACTAAGGTTGTGAACTTTAACAATGGTGTGCCAGATAGAGAAAAGCAATTAGCTATTAAGAATGATGTAATGCAAAAACTTACTGGTAGCTATGGCGAGAAAGTAATTGTTGCATTTAACAATAATGCAGAAAGCAAAACAACTGTTGAGGATATACCATTAAACGATGCTCCAGCACATTACTCATATTTAAGTGAAGAATGTTCTAAGAAAATTATGCTAACTCATAGAGTTACTTCTCCATTACTTATTGGCTTAAGAGATGGTAATAATGGTTTAGGTAATAATGCAGATGAAATACAAAACGCCTCAAGGCTTTTTAATAACGTAGTTATACAACCATATCAAAACCTTTTAATTGATAGCTTAGATACAATATTAGCAGTAAATGATATTAGTTTAAATCTTTACTTTAAAACTATTGAACCACTTGAGTTTATGGATTTAGAGAATGTTGAAGGTGAAGAAGCTGTTGAAGAACAAACTGGAATAAAGGAAGAAGATGTAAGCACAGAGCTCGAAATAATGGCTTCTAATGCTAAAAAAAATGCTTTAGATGAATTAATTGATTTAGGGCAAAGTGAAGAAGAAGTATTAAATGATTATGATTTAGTACACGAAGCAGAAGTTGATTATGATTTAGAAGATGAACTTGATTTTGTAGTTACTGAAATAAATAAAACTACTAAAAAAGAATTTGCAAGTACTGGTAGAGCTTATCCAAAAGCAGAAAGTTCACAAGATGGTAAATCTAAAAAGAAATCTGAAGAAGGTGTTGAATTTTTAGTAAGATACTTTTACGAGGCAGCACCAAATGCAGCATCAAAATCAAGAACATTTTGCGATAAAATGAGAGCAGCTAATAAATTATATAGAAAAGAAGATATAATTAGAATGGGAGAAAAAGCAGTTAATCCAGGATTTGGTAAAAGTGGAGCAGATACCTATTCAATATGGCTTTACAAAGGCGGAGCTCGATGTAATCATCGCTGGACTCGTAAGCTGTTTGCAAGAAAAGGTGGAAGAAGTTTAGGCGAAGCAGTATCTACTACTAAAGCAATTAAAAGAGGTTTTAGACCAGAAACTAATGCAAAGAAAGTATCTATTGCACCAAAAAATATGAAGTATGCTGGATATACTGCATCTTATTGGAATAAAAAAGGATATAAAAAATGAAGGCACTATTTGTAACACGACACGATATTTCAGTATTTACTGCTGCTAATGGTAATATAGATAATGATAAAATCTTACCGTATATTAACCAAGCACAAGATATACACATCCAGAATTACTTAGGTACTGAGCTTTATGTTAAAATACAAAATGAAATAACTGCTGGTACTTTAGCAAATCCATACTTAGCTTTATTAAACGATTATATTAAACCAATGCTACTACATTGGAGTATGGTTGAATACTTACCGTATGCGGGTGTTAATATTTCAAATGGTGGTATATATACAAAGAATCCTGAAAATAGCACAGCATTAAGCAAAGAACACGTAGATAGCTTAGTTGAAAGAAGCAGAACAACAGCGCAGTTCTACACTAACAGATTTATAGATTTTATGCAAAATAACGCAGCTGGATTAATACCTGAATATTATAGTAATTCTCAAGAAGATATGTATCCAGATGATGTTGCAGATTTTGGAGGTTGGGTACTTTAAAAATATATTATGCCAGATAATAACATAGAATGGGGACAAGGTGGTGTTAACAACAGCATCGAGTGGGGAAAAGCAAAAGCTAATTCTACCAATAACTTTGGTGCTGTTTATGATATTTCGCCAAGTGGTGATACTAATATTGCTGGAGGGCAACCTGTTGTATCAATAACTTATTCTGCAAGTGCATTTTGTGCTGATGCTTCTGATCCTACACCAACTATACAAAACAATGCTGGTGCTGGTACATTTAGTTCGACTACTGGATTAGTGTTTATTAGTACAACAACTGGTGAAGTTGATATTGACGCTTCTACTGTAGGAAGTTATTTAATTACATATACAGATACAGATTCTGCAACTGCTACATTTAACCTAACTATTAATGATTTACCAACTGTTATTGTAAGTACTTCTGCTGGTACTATTTGTAATGGTGAAAGTACAACACTAACTGCAAGTGGTGCTTCTACTTATGTGTGGAATGATGGTAATACAGATAATCCAAGAACAGTATCACCAACTACTACAACTACATATACTGCTACTGGTACAGATTCAAATGGTTGCACTAATACTGGTGCAACTACAATTACTGTAAATGCTCAAGATAGTGCTGCTTTTAGTTATGCCGCAAGTTCTTATTGTGCTAACGTAACAGACCCAACACCAACAATAACTGGTACTGCTGGCGGTGCTTTTACTTCTACCGCTGGATTAAGTATTAATAGTGGAACTGGAGAAATTGATTTAGATGCTTCTACTGTTGGTACTTATTCAGTTACTTATACGACTACAGGAGTTTGTCCAGCTAATCAAAGTGTAAACATTACAATTAACGCTGCTGACAATGCTGGATTTAGTTACTCTGCGAGCAGTTACGAACCAACAGATGCAGACCCTACACCAACTATAACAGGTTTAACAGGTGGAACATTTAGCGGAACTACTGGTTTAGTAATTAATTCAACTACTGGTGAGATTGATTTAAGTGCTTCAACTGTTGCTACTCATACTATTACTTATGATACTACTTCAAGTGGTTCAAGTGTTTGTCCAAATACATCTACTCAAACTGTAGAAATAGCTGTAGCTGGCATTTCAAACGTGTATAGTATGAATTTTGATTCTGCAAGTTCAGATTATATAGATGCTGGTTCTTCTATTGGTGTTATTGGAACAGGAGTTAGAACTTTTTCAGTGTGGTTAAAAACATCTAATACTGGCGGTCAAACTATAATTAGCACAAGAGATCAGTCAACTGATGATGGGTGGGTTGTACAAATAACAAGTACTACTGTACAGTTTTTTAATGAAAAAAATAATAAAATGATATATACAACATTGTCACCAACTTTATCAAATGGAAGTTGGCATAATGTTGTAATTATAAGAGGTGGTTCAACAGCAACCAATGCTATTTATGTAGATGGAAATTCTATAAATTTGACAATAAACACCGAGAACGGAACTTCACCAGAAAGCAGCTCTAATCTTTCGATAGGTTCTACAATTACCAGTGCAAGTTATCCAGGATTTTTTGATGGCAACCTTGACGAAATAGCAATCTGGGATACAGCTCTAACAGATGGAACAGGTGGAACAGTAAACCAAATAGCAGAGATATATAACGCAAAAGGAACTAATTTAACTAAAGACTTAACCACAGTATCAGGTTCAAACCTAATATATTGGAACCGTATGGGGGATAATTAATTAAGAATATGAGTACACAGTTTACAAATAGACAATGGCGTTTGCCTAATGAAGAAAATAAAAGTAAGGTTTCAAACTATTCTATGAGCTTTGATGGGAGTTCGGAGATGATAAATGTTTCAGAAAAATTTGATTTTGTTCAGCAAACAGGCATATTTTCAGTTTCTTGCTGGATTAAACTTGATAATTATACGTCAACTGATTTACAAGAAATACTTAATACTAATAATATAGGTAGAGTTCAAGATGGTTGGAGACTTTTTTATGATAATAGAGGTATTTCTGGAAGTTACAATAATAAAGTAATAGGCTTTTATTTGTATGGAGACAACGGCACAAGCTCAGGCGCTAATTTAGATTTAGTTTATAAAGACAACGCTATATTAGATAACGACTGGCATCATATAGCTGTTACTGGTTCTTCTGCTGGAACTTATGGAACTTTAACTTTATATATTGACGGCACAGCCGTTGCAACAAGAGCTTTATTATCTAACTCATTAACTACAGATACAGCTAATAATGATTTAAGAATTGGAGATTATAACAGCAATTATAATTTTGATGGCATAATAGACCAAGTAGCAATTTTTGATTATGCACTTACAGACGGAACAGGCGGAACAACAAACCAAATAGCTGAACTATACGGAAGCTTAACCACTGGTGTTGGAAATCCAATGGCTATTACAAATGGAAGAAAGCCAGTTTTTTACGCACCTTTAGGAGACCAAGATGCTTTTAATGGAGCTAATTATTTAGTGCCTAATAGTTCTTTGAAAGATTATGTTTTTGATTTTAGTAGTGATTATATAGAAGTTCCTAACAGTTCAGATTTTGATTTTGGAACAGGAGATTTTACTATTTCAGCTTGGGTAAATACTACAGGAACAACAACTCAGCACAGAACAGTAGTAAGTAAACAAAACCCATCAACATCAGGTCAATGGTCTTTTCAAGTCTTAACAGATGGTAGGGTAAATTTTTATGGTAATAATGGGGGTATTGATGTATTAAGCACAACTACTATTAATGATGGAAATTGGCATAACATTATAATACAAAGAACTGGTAATATTTTTAATTTATACATAGATAAAGTGTTAGCAGCCCAATCAACAGCATCAGGCCAAAACATTACAAACACACAGGTCTTAAGAATAGGAAGAAGATTAACCGCATATAATGCTTATTTTGATGGTCAAATGTCAAACGTGCAAATATTTAACTCAGCACTACCAACAACAGGCTCTAACTCAGTAGAAACTCTTTATAATAATGGTTCTCCACTTACTTCAATGACAGGATTTTCTTCTTTGGTTTCTTGGTATAAATTAAATGCTTCTGATACTTATGATTCTTCTACAGGAAATTGGACGATTGAAGACCACGCTGGTTCTAACGATGGCACAAGCTCAGGAATGACACAAGCCAATTTAGTACAAAGTGATTTAAGTTTTACAAGTGGTTACTCTCCTTATGCTTTAGATTTTGATGGAACAGATGATTCTATAAATTTAGGAAATGTTTTAAATCAAAGTGGAGATAATGCGTTTTCTATTTCAGCTTGGGTGTATATAAAAAGTAGTTCAACTTCTATGATATTAGGAAAACAAGAAACATCAGGTAATTTTACTGGATACGCTTTTCAATTAATAAATAGTAAATTTAGATTTGCTTTATATGAATCTTCAACTGCATCTGTAGTAATTGATACTAATAATTCTTTAAATACAAATCAATGGTATCATTTGACTGGAACTTATAATGGTTTAAAAACCTCAAGTGGAGTTAAATTATATATTAATGGTTCAGAAGAAAATACAACAAGTGTTGGTCAAGGAAGTTTTTCAAATATAAGCAATACAGCAGATTTTAGTATAGGTTCGAGAGCAAATAGTCAGATTTTTTTTAATGGTTCTCTTTCAAATGTATCATATTGGAATACTGCTTTAACACAAGCACAAGTATCAGAAATTTATAATGAAGGTGTTCCTTCAAATCTAAACAACCATAGTGCTTATTCAAACTTAGTGAGCTGGTGGCAGTTAGGAAGTAATACATCTTGGGTAGATCCTTACTGGATAGCTTTTT